TTTACAACTATATCAAGGTGACTATGTAAATGCAGTAGAAGGTTTACGTAATCAAGCAAGAAGGTCAAGACAAGATAATATGGAGACTGCAGCTAATCCTAGTGGTGGTCCTAATGTTTTAGTGAAAGGAAGTAATTAATTATGGGTGAAAAAAATAAAACAAAAAAGAAAAGAGTAAAATTAATAAAAACAGATAAAGCAAAAAATTTTGATTGGGAAGGTATAATGGGTGTTCCTAATCCTTATGATAGAGGAACCTTTGGAGTAAAAGGAAATAGTAAGCTTTTAAATCAAAAGAAAAAGAAAGAATATAATGCTTTAAAAAAACAATTAAGTATGGGTGATATAGAATATAAAATAGATAAAGCACAAAAAAAAGAAAAAAAGAAAAAGAAACAAAGAAAAATGACAGAAGGTGCTATGTATGTAAATAAACTATATGGTGGTATAGTTGGTAAATAGAGTTAATATAAAAAAACCTAGAGGTTGGGGTAAAGCTAGATATAAAGGAAGTAATTAATAATGTCAACAAAAACGAAAAAATCGAAGAAAACATGGAAGAAACCAAAAGTAGACGAATGGTATCCTGACTGGTATTTTGCTGATGAGGATAATTGGAGTGCAGAAACATATCCCCAATTTTTTCCAATAGACAGTTTTGCTAAAGGTTCTTCAGCTAAAAAGAAAAAAAAGAAAAAGAAAAAACCTAGAGGTGTAGGAGCAGCATTAAAAGGTTATGGAAAAGTATTAAGGTAATTAAATGGCTTTAAAAGAAAAAAATAAAAAAGTTACAAAAAAGAAAACAAAAAAAAATACTAAAGTAGCAGGAAAAGTTGTACCTATAAAACCAGGACAACCTTTTGCAGCTAGAAATATTCATCCTGATGATAATCCATATTCAGAATATTATGATGGTTTAAATGAAGGATTAAGAAAAATAGATTTATATATGGGATTAGAAGATTTTATGGACATTCATGATATACCTTATAGATATAAAAATAAAGGTAGTAAAGCTAAAATGAAAAAACCTAGAGGTGTAGGAGCAGCATTACGAGGTTATGGAAAAGTTTCAAGCTAATGACAATAGGTAGGTCAAATATTAAAATGCAGTTAACTGATAAGTTAAAAAATAAAGTTACAAAAAAGAAAAAGAAAAAAATTAAAAAGAAAAAAATAATGAGAACATAATGGCAGGAATAATTAATACAAGAGCATTAAGTAGAGCTTTAGGAAAAGCAAGTAAACAACTAGTAAAAGAAATTGCTGACTTTGCTGATAAATCTGAAAGTTATACTGCAAAAAGTCTTTCAAAAAAAGCACAACAAAAATCTGGTATTCGTCAAAAAGACGCAAAGAAAGTAGTCAAAGAATATGAGAAATTATATAAAAGTATGAATCCTGAAGCAAAGCCTAAAGAAATAAAACAAGCTGCTGTCAAGGCTCTTATGAAACAAGCTGACGAAGGTAATCTTACTCCTTCTAAAGTAGGTTCATTAGTAGAAGAAGAAAGTTATACATATAGAGTTCCTCAAACACAACAATTATTAACACTTGGAAAAGATACAACAAGAGAAGGTTTTGGTCCTGGTACAGTAGAATCTGTTATTAAACCTGGAAGTGCTCAACTAGTAGACCCTGGTCCTGCAACAGGTCCTTTTTCAAAATCAACTGAAGGTAATATCAGTATGCGTATCCGAAACATAGATGAGTTTGGAGAAGAAAAAAGTCAAATTGGTGGATTAGGTGAAGGTTATGTTGCTCCTGTTGAAGCTTATAAATTACCAGGTGCTCCAGATATAACAGGTGAGTTTACAAAACGACCAAAAATGGTAACAGAAAAGTCTTTAGAAAAATTTCCAATAGAGATTAAAGATAGTAAAGGCAAAGTAATTGAAAAAACAGATATATATGCACCTAAAGGAAGAACAGGAAAAACAGTAAAACAAGAATTAAGAAATTTAGGTGGAGAAGAATTTGATTCTCAAGCATTTAAAGATTTTGTATTTGATGGTAAATATGAAAGAACTAAGAATCCAGCTGATAAAGGTTTTTTAACAAAAAAAAATGAACTAAGTAATTTTTTACAACCACAAGAATTTAAAAATGAACGATATGCAAATACATATATTGCTGATATATTTGCTGATTTAGGAAAAAGGAAACAAACAGAAAAAAGAAAGGTTGCTAAAAAAAATAAAAAAGGTAAAGTAATACGTGGTAAAGATGGTAAAATAATATATGAAAATAAAGTTGTTGCTTTATCTCAAGACAATCCAAAAAATTGGAATCAAGTTGTAGAAGGAAAATCTGTTAAAGATGTTTTGAGTAATTATTTAAATAGTGCTGAATTTAAAACTATTGTAAAAGCTAGATTAGGAGATACTACAGAACAAACTCAAAAATCTTATCGTAATTTATTTAAAAAAATAGGAACCTTTGAAGAAGAAGAATTATTTAAAGCAAGAAAAAAATTACCAGAAGCAACAGGTGGTTTTCCTGGTGGACCTTATCCTAGAGTAGGTACTGCAAGAACTGTTCATTCAGCTGTACGAGCTCCTTTATATGAAGTATTAGAAAATATGTTATATAAACCTAACTATAAACTTACCGAAGATACAGCAAAAAATATAGGAATTAGTAGATATAAACCTTTATTAAAGAAAACAGGTCCTTATTCAACAGGTACAATTGTTAGAAATAAAGCAGGTGAAATATTAAGAGACATTAATAATCCGTATTCAAAAGCTGATTATATAGATTTAGTTCTTAATGCTATAGCAAAATCAGAAAAAATAAAAAGACCAACAAAAGATAGTAATGAATTATTTGCGTTGTTAACTGGAGAAAGTATACCAAAAGACCCTGTAGGACAAACTTATAAATCTTCTATGGAAATAGATTATAATCCAAATAGACAACAAATAGAACGTGTACGAAAAGATTTAGATAAAGAAACTGAAAGAACAGAATTAACAGGAACACCTAAAGATATTTTTGAAGATTCAGATACACCTAAAGATATGTATGATGAAAATGTATTTAATCCAGCTAGACCAGACGAAGGAATGGTAGCTGCCCTTAGTGAAACAGGAGCAGGCATTACATCTGTAACACCATCTCGAGGTGGTCCAGATATAAAACAATTATTAGGAAAATATATTAAAGCAGATGATAAAAAAGCTTATAGTAAATTATCTACAGAAGATAAAGCAATAGTTCAAGCAGCTACAAGAACATATAGAGATACTAAAAGAAGATTACGACAAGAAAATAAAGAATTTAAAGAAACAACACCACAAAAAGTAGCATATAATAAAGATGGTAATTTAATAACTGTTAGTGCTCCTTTAACAAGAGATACAAAAGGTAATATATTATATCCTGAAAAATATAGTAAATTTCAAATTGAAGATATAGCAGAACAAACAGCATTAGCTTCTGTAATGCAAAACATAAATCAAACTGAAAGGTCTATTTTCTTTTCACCAGAAAAAATGTTAGCAGCAGCTGGTGATATAGAACAAACAGCATTTGAATTTCCAGATGTAGGAACAGGACCTAGCTTTTCTGGACTTGATTTACAAAATCCTAATGTAAGAATAGGTGCAGATGAGATGAATGCACCCTTTACAACTTTTAAACCTTTAAATGTAAAAGAATATACAGAACTTTTAACAGGTCCTCCAGAAACAAAAGCTCCTGTTTTTAATGCATTAAATGAATTTTTAAAAAATCCTGAACTTTATAAAGATACAATAAAACAAAAAGAATATTTAGCTATTCTTAAAGATTTAATGAGTACTAAATTAGGATTAAAAAAAACTAAACCAACTAAAAAAGAACAAGAAGCATTAAAGAAATCTACAGCAAAACTTAATAAAGTTTTAAAAGAAATAAATGCTAAACGGATTCAAAGAGAAACTATAGACACTGAAGAACTTTTTGAAGCACCTCCTGCTCATTTTAATATTAAAAAAAGTAAAGCTAATCTTGTTACGATTGTTAAAAAATTAGAACGTAATAAAAAATTAATTCGAGAAGGTTTTGATGATGAAGTAGAAGGTCTTAGTCCACAAGAAAGAGAATTATATAATAGAGCAGTTCAAGAAGGTATAATTAAAAAAAGTAATACAGGTGGATTAGTAGGTTTAAAACAAATAAAAAAGAAAAGTTTTATTCCTAAGATTATTCAAAATAAAAACTTTAGTAGCCAAAAACAAAATAAAAAACCTAAAGGTGTTGGAGCATCACTTAGAGGATGGGGAGCAACAGCTTCTAGTTAATAATTTAAAGTAATAAAAAAAAGGAAAAATAATGGTTAGAAGATTATCAAAAGAAGAAGTAGCACAAATAAAAAAAGAAATAGCTAACGCAAAAAAGATAAGTCAAAAAAAGAGAAGAGAAAAAGGAAGACCTGGAACATATGAAGATTTTTTATCAGAACCAGTAACACAAGAAGAAAAAGACAAGTACCTAGCTGCTATTAAAATGGGTGACATAGAGTCTGAATTAGGAACTGTAGGTTATCCAAAACCAACAGATATAATTAAAAAAGCTACAGGTGGTATAGTAAAAACTAAAAAGAAAAAAAAGAAAAAGAAAAAACTACCAGTACAATCTTATGCTTATGGTGGCTTGGTTCCTGGAAGTCCAGCTTGTTTAGCAGGTAAAAAGAAAAAGAAAAAATAATGAATATAACGCCTGAACTAATTACTACAATACATAATATATCTTGGTTTGATGGACTACTATATATTATACTTGGTTTAGGTGTCTATGCAGCATATAGATGGATAAAAAATAAAATATAATTCGTTTGACTTGTAAGAGTTGGAAGTAAGGTAACTGAAGAAACGCACTAACTTTAATTAGGAGGTGTGTTATGACAAAACAACAATTATACTGTTATCTTAAACAACAAAAAGAAAAAAAAATTAAAGAAAAATTAAAAAGGTATATTAATGGCAACATCAGGAACATATAATTTTAATCTAGATATAGATGAAATTATACAAGAAGCTACTGAAATGATAGGTGGTGAACAGACATTAGGACATGAGCCTAAGTCTGCTAGACGTTCAATTAATTTAATGTTGAATGACTGGCAGAATCGTGGTATATTATTATGGAGTACCTTTACAACTGCAGTAACTGTAGCAGCAAGTACAACTTCTATTGATTTAGCAAGTTCAGCTTTAGATGCTTTAATTGTAACTTATAAAATAAATTCAACAGGAACAGAAACACAATTAACAAGAAAAACATTTGAAGAATATAATGTACTTCCTGAAAAGTCTCAAGCTGGTAGACCTACACAGTTTGCAATGAAAAGAAACTTAGCGAATCCCTCTATGTTTTTATATCCAGTACCTAATGTTTCTACAGGTATTTTAAATATAGAAGCTATAAGACAAGTGCAAGATATTAATAAATCTTTTGAACAAAATGCAGATGCTCCTGTTAGATTTCTTCCTTGTTTAACTGCTGGACTAGCATATTATATGTCTTTAAAAAGAAATGGAGTACCTGAAACAAAGATTGCTTTATTAAAAACAAATTATGAAGAATTATTAGGAAGAGCAATGGAAGAAGATAGAGAAAGAGCAAGTATTTACTTTAAACCTAAATTAAAAGCTGTATAATGGCTACTAATAGAAGAGCAAAAGCAATGTGTGACTCGTGTGGTTTTGTCTATGCTATGCGAGTTATGAAGTTAAGTAGTTATAATACATTAAGATGCCCTCAATGTTTTGATGGTGCATATGATTTAAAAAATCATCCTCAGAATAAACCTGCTAATTTAAGAGAAGACCCTGCTATTCAGAATGCTAGAATAGATGATACAGGTAGAAACTTAACTTGGGAACAAGCAAGTTTTACATGGGATGATACAACCCAAGATAGATGGTGGCAAACAATATGAGTGATTTAACAGGCAAATTAGTATCTAAAACATACAAACAACTTCTTAAAATGAATGTTAGTGCTAATGAAGGAGTTAGTGCAGCATTAATAAATGTACAAACAGGTGATGGCATTAATACTGCCTTACAAATATCTACAAGTGCTGTTAAAGTTCTAGGTACATTTGGAGTAAATCATGATGTATCTGTATCTGGTGATTTACAAGTAACAGATAAAGTTTGTGCTTCAGCATTTTATGGTGATGGTTCTAATCTTACGAATGTTCCAACATCAGGAGATGTTTCTGTATCTACTCTTAGAGTAACTAATGCAGCAACAATTGGTGGAGCTTTATCTGTAGGTGGAGCAGTTAATTTAGCTTCAACCTTAACAGTAGCAGGCAAAGCAGAATTTGATGATGACGTATGTGTTTCAGGTAACACAATATTAGTAGGTAATTTAGCAGTTGGAGGAACAGCTACAGTCGCAGGTAATGCTTCGGTAGGTGGTACATTAACAGTAGGTGGTGCAACACACTTAGCATCTACTCTTACAGTTGCAGGAAATACAACGCTTACAGGAACATTAGGAGTAGGAGGAGCTGTTAATTTAGCAAGCACTGCTACAGTTTCTGGAAATGCAGGATTTTTAGGAGCAGTTCGAGTATCAGGAAATGCTACTATAGGAGGTACATTAGATGTAGCAGGTAATGTATCATTAGGTGGTAATGTAACTGTAAAAGGAGATGTTCATGTAAGTTCTAAAGTATGTGCTAGTGCTTTTTACGGAGATGGTTCTAATTTAACAGGTATAACTGCTTCAATAGAAGGAAATATATCAGTTAATAATGCAACTATTGGAGGTAATCTTCATGTTGGTGGAACAGTTACTGTTGTAGGAAATGGAACATTTGACGGAGATATATCTGTATCTGGTGATATAAATGTAGGAGGACATGTAACAGTAGCAGGAGCAGTACAACTTGGTTCTACGTTAAGTGTTGCAGGAACAACTCATTTACAAGATGCAGTAAGTCTTGCTAGTACATTAGTAGTAGGTGGTAAGGCAGAGTTTGATGATGCTGTTTGTGTAAGTGGAGATACTGTATTAGTTGGAAATCTTGCAGTAGGAGGTACAGCGACAGTTGCTGGAAATGCAAGTATTGGTGGTACATTAAGTGTCGGAGGAGCTACACATCTTGGTTCAACATTAACTGTTGCAGGTAATACTACTATGACAGGTAACTTAGGAGTAGGTGGAACCTTTAGAGTATCTACTAATACTTCATTAGAAGGAACATTAGTTGTAGGTGGTAAAGCAGAGTTTGATGGAGATGTATGTGTAAGTGGTAATACTCAATTAGTAGGTACTGCTAAAATTACAGGTGCTACAACAATAACAGGTAATTCAG